TGCAATTAAAAAAATTAAAAAAAGATTTGGTAAGAAGTCTATAACAACAGCTAATAAAATTAAAAGACCTGGTAACAGACAGCTCTTTGAAGAATTTAACAAAAGAAATAGATAATGTCAGAATTTGTATCCATACTTGAAAGACTAAGACCGGGTTATAAAGTTGGTGGTAGAGTAGAATCTAACGTTCACTACTATGGAACTAATAATAAAAAAGGATTTGCTACACAAGGCTTTAGACAATCTCAAGCTGATAAAATTGTAAAGCTTAAAGAGATTTTAACAAAATGGAAAAATGGAGAATTAAAAGAAAAACTTGTAGATGTTGTATACAGAGAGGATAAACATTTAAGAGGATTCTTAAGAGATTTTTTAGAGGGCAAAACAAGTGGTTATAATCCTGAAAATGGTTTAAGAAAGTATGTTACCATTAAAGAAATTAAAGACACAGTAGGTGCAGATAAATTTACAGAATTAAAAGAGGCAGTAACTAAAAGTGCTGGCATAAAATCTAGAACTCAAGCTACTGGAATTGCAACGGCTAAAATTAAAAAAGCTCAAATGCAAGCCGATGTTTCAAAATTAAAAAAAGATCCTGTAATAAAAAAATTAATTAAAACAGGTAGTCCAAATGTAATAACAGATTTAACAGAAAGGGCTCAAGTAGTTTTAAAAACCGATAGCCCTAATTCTGCAATTAAAAGACTGCAAATTTTAAGCGAGCAGCTTGATGAAAAAAATCAAGGTAATCCTCAAGTAATAAAAAAATTAAGAAGAGCAGGAGCTTTTGTAGGTCAACCTAAACTATCAGCAGGTAAAAAAACTTCTCTTGCTTTGGGTCAAAAAGAAAATTTTGTAGACAGAGCTTTACGAGACATCGCGAAAAAATTAAAGGCTAATAATATTAGAGGTTATAATTTAGATGAAATATATGGTGGAACATCTTCTGGTTACAGGGGCTCTCATCCATATGGAGTTTTTGGTCAAATTATAAAAGGTGGAAAGGTTAAACCTAATACACTTACAATAAACAAAGAGTTGATAAATCAAGCAAAAGGATTTGGTTTAGATTCTGCAAAAAGTAGAGTTGAAGAAAAATTACAAAATCTTGATTCGGAGTATAAAAATTATAAGGAACGTAAAACAAGAATACCATCAAGACAAGGTGCTTATACAGACTACAAACCAGGATTAAGTAAAAAACAATTTCAGTTAAAGATTATGAATGACTTTAACAAACAAGCTCTAAAATTTAAAAGAGCAAACAAAGTTGCAGTCCCTTTGTTTAGTGACAAGCCTCCAAGCCAAACTGTTGGAGATTATAAAAATTTTAAAAATCCTAAATCTAAATTTTACTTTGAGATAGGAGAAGGCCGTCATCTTTCTGATGCTATGGACGATGTTTATAAACAACATGGGTACTCTTTAAAAGTTCCTAAAAACACAGGAACTTTAAAAACTATTTTAAAAGATTTAGATAATCCAAATGTAATTAATAATTTAAAAAATAAAATAGGCACAAATAGGTTATTGTCTACAGTTGGTATTCCAACCCCTGATATGATTACAAGATTAATTCCAGAAATAACAAGTCCTCTTGCAGTAGATTATAGTAATATGCAACTAGGCGAAGGAAGACTAGCAAAGGCAGCGGGTGTTGCAAAAAATGTTGCAAAGATTGGTGGCAAAGCTTTAGGATTAGCAGCGATCCCTCTTGAGTTAATGAATATGGCTGAAATGAGAAAACAAGGTAAGACAACAGCTGAAATTTTGGGTTCACCTTTTTTCTTGTCAGGAAGAATTGCAGAAGCACAAGATCTTTTAAAAATGAGTGATCTTGAGAGACAAGCTGTATCGGAACAACAAATAGCTGGTGATGAATCAATGTTAGATACAGATTTTTATACACCAACACGAGAAGGCATAGAAGCTGTTGATATTGAAGCTGTAAAAGAAAGGGTTAGAAAACAAAGAGAGGCCGAAGAAAAACAAAGAGCTAGAGATAGATCTGTTGGTTCAGGCTTTACATACCCAGATATGTACGGTATAACTTCAGTCAAAGGTGTAATATAATTAACAGGAAAGAGATATGGTAGATAGCGTAGATAAATCATTACCCAACGTAGACATCGAAGATAAAACAAAAGAAGTCGAAGTAGGCGTTCCGGGCACAGAAGAAGTAATTACAAAAGCAGAAACAGAAATCACTATGGATGACGAAGGTGGTGCTGAAATTTCTTTTGATCCAAGAGCAGAAGCTTTAGAATCAAAAGGACATTTTGATAACCTTGCTGAACTTATGGGTGATGAATCATTAGATGAGATTGGAACTTCTCTTTATGATAATTACACAGAATACAAAGAATCAAGAGCTGACTGGGCAGACAGTTATAGAGAAGGTTTAAATTTATTAGGTTTCAAATACGAGAGAAGAACAGAACCATTCAAAGGTGCATCGGGTGTTACTCACCCTGTACTTGCTGAAGCGGTTACACAATTTCAAGCACAAGCTTACAAAGAATTATTACCAGCAGACGGTCCTGTACGTGCACAAATTTTAGGTGATGTTACAAACGAAAAACAAGACCAAGCGAATAGAGTAAAAGATTTTATGAACTATCAACTTATGGATCAGATGAAAGAATATGAACCAGAGTTTGATCAAATGCTTTTCTATCTACCCCTAACCGGTTCTACTTTTAAGAAAGTTTATTATGACGATCTTTTAGGTAGAGCCGTATCCAAATTTGTACAGGCAGAAGATTTAATTGTGCCATACACTGCAAATAGTTTAGATGATGCAGATTCAGTAATACATGTGATTAGAATTTCTGAAAATGACTTAAGAAAACAACAAGTCGGTGGTTTTTATAGAGATGTAGAATTAGGACAACCTCCAATTAACGAAAGTGAAATTAAAACTAAACAATTAGAATTAGAAGGCGTTACAAGAAACGATCAACAAAACGATAACATGTATACTCTGTTAGAGATACATACTAATTTAGATTTAGAAGATTATCCTGATGTTGATGAAAATAATGAGCCAACAGGAATTAAATTACCTTACATTATTACAATCGATGAGTCTTCTCAAAAAGTTTTATCTATTAGAAGAAACTACGAACCTAATGATCCATTAAAAAAGAAAAAAGAATATTTTGTACAATTTAAATTTTTACCGGGCACAGGATTCTATGGTTTTGGTTTAATTCACATGATTGGTGGTTTATCTAGAACTGCAACAGCTGCATTAAGACAGTTATTAGATGCAGGTACTCTAGCTAACTTACCAGCTGGTTTTAAAACTAGAGGTATAAGAATTAGAGATGATGCACAGCCATTACAACCTGGTGAATTTAGAGATGTAGATGCACCTGGTGGAAATATTAAAGATCAATTCATGCAATTACCATTTAAAGGTCCTGATCAGACTTTATTACAATTAATGGGTATTGTAGTTCAAGCAGGTCAACGCTTCGCGTCCATCGCTGATGCACAAGTAGGCGATATGAACCAACAAGCAGCCGTGGGTACTACAGTGGCGTTATTGGAACGTGGATCGCGGGTAATGTCAGCTATACACAAAAGATTATACGTAGGTTTAAAAGAAGAATTTAAATTATTATCACAAGTTTTTAAAACTTACTTACCAGCTGAATATCCTTATGATGTTCCTGGTGCTACAAGAAATATTAAAGTAAAAGATTTTGATGACAGAATAGATATTGTTCCTGTAGCTGATCCAAATATATTCTCACAAACACAAAGAATTAATTTAGCTCAAATACAATTACAACTAGCTCAATCAAATCCAGAAGTTCATGATCTTTATCAAGCATACAGATCTATGTACAATGCGATTGGTGTTAAAAATGTAAATGCTATTTTACCACCACCAGTACAACCAACTCCAATTGATCCAAGTATGGAAGAAATTGCAGCGATGGCTGGTAAACCTTTCCAAGCTTTTCCTGGTCAAGACCATAAAGCACACATTGATGCACACTTAAACTTTATGAAATCTAATATGATACAAAATTCACCTATGGTTATGGGTGCATTACAGAAAAATATACTTGAGAGAATAAGTTTAATGGCTCAAGAACAAATTCAATTAGAATTTCAACAAGAATTAATGCAAGCACAGCAACTTGGACAGGCATTAAAAGCTAATCCACAAAATCAACAGTTAATTCAACAAGTAACTCAACTAACTCAAACGATAAATGCGAGAAAAGCGGTGTTAATTGCCGAAATGACTAAAGATTATATGGACGAAGAGCAAAAAATCATGGGTGAATTTAGTGGAGACCCACTAATTAAGTTAAAAGCTAGAGAAGTTGACTTAAGAGCTGCTGATTTAGAGCAGAAAAAGAAAAATGAAAACCAAAGAATGAATCTAGACAAGGCAAAAGCGATGATGAACCAAGAAAATCAACAAGATAAGCTAGTTCAGAACGAACAATTGGCTAAATTACGTGCAGGAGTGTCATTAGCTAAACAAGGTATGGCTGATGCAAGTAAAGTTCACGATTTTGGTAGAAATTTTGGAAAAAAGTAGATATAATTAACAAACAAGGAGATAAAAATGGGTAAAGATTGGACAAGAGGACAAGCTTACGTAAAAGCACCTAAAATTACAAAAGAATTAGGTGTTGGCAAAGATGGTTACCAAACAGGTGGTAAAACTATCGAAGCTACTGATCCATTAACATCACAAACAGTGACTGTTAAGGGAACGAAAGCTATGAGAGCCGATAAGAAACCAGTTAAAGCTACTTGGTACTAATATGGCTTGGTTTAGTTTAGCAAAAATTGCTTTGCAAGCTGGAAGTAAAATTTATTCTAATCGTCAGAAGACTAAAATGGCGATGTCGGATGCACAGTTAATGCACGCAGAAAAGATGGCCCGAGGCGAAGAAGCTTATCAGGGCAAACTTCTTGAAGCGAGACAATCGGACTGGAAAGACGAATTTGTATTGATTATTTTGTCGGCTCCGATTATAGTATTGATGTGGGCAGTTCTATCGGACGACCCTACAGCAATGGAGAAGGTGAT